CAGCCAAGGCCACGCCGCCTTGGGCCAAGAAGTAAGGCGAAAAAATGCCCGGCCTCGCAAGAGGACCGGGCTGACAACTGCATGAAGGAGAACCTGATGAAGATTCCTGAGCCAGAGCATAGCATTCAAGGGCTGATCGACAAACACCACGAGGCCCAAGCCGAGCCGCCCAGGCCGCACATGGGTTGCAGCCAGTTGGGCCACCCATGTGACAGGTGGCTGTGGCTGTCCTTTCGGTGGGCCGTCCAGCCCCAATTTCCAGGCCGCATCCTGCGCCTGTTCCGCAGGGGCCAGATGGAGGAGGCAACCATCGTGTCCGACCTGCGCGCCATCGGCATGGATGTGCGCACCAGCAAGCAACAGGCGCGCGTGGACTTCGGTGCCCACGTGTCTGGCAGCATCGACGCCATCATCGAGTCTGGCGTGCCTGCAGCGCCCAAGAAGCGCCATGTGGCCGAGTTCAAGACGCACGGCAGCAAGAGCTTTGCTGCCCTTGAGAAGGCCGGGTCTGTGGCCAGCGCCAAGCCCGAGCACTTCGTGCAGATGCAACTCTACATGCACGGTCTGCAGATCGACCGGGCCTTGTACGTGGCGGTCTGCAAAGACGACGACCGCATCTATACCGAGCGAGTGCGCTACGAGAAGGATGTGGCCGAGAGGTACATCGAGCGAGGCCGCAGGCTGGCGATTGAGGACCGCATGCCGCCACCCATCAGCACCGACCCATCTTGGTACCAGTGCAAGTTCTGCGATGCGCACGAGTTCTGCCACGAGACCAAGGCCACCAAGCATGTGAACTGCCGCACCTGCGCGCACAGCACGGCCAAGGAGGACAGCACCTGGCGCTGCGAGAGACATGAGGCCGATGGCATTCCGGTGGAGTTCCAGCGCCAGGCCTGCGACAGCCATGTCCTGCACCCTGACCTGGTTCCCTGGGAGCGCAAGGATGGCCTGGACCAGTGGACGGCTGTCTACGTCATCGAAGGCCGCGATGTGGCCAACGGTGAAGGCGATGCGCACGTCTACACCAGCCGCGAGATCCTGGCCAACCCCAAGATGTGCAGCCTAGGGGATGAGTACGTTGAAGACCTGCGCGAAACCTTCGGAGCGAGGATTGTGGGATGACAGACGCAGAAATTGCAGGACATATGAACTGGCGTGGTCCTGGCGCTTACACACATCACGCCATGAAACGCATCAAAAAGATCATTGCCGAAGTGCAGGCGCGTGAGCGCGAGGCTTGTGCGAAGGTGTGCGAGGAGGAAATCTGCAACTGCTGCTGGGACGAAGATGCGCAAGCTGCAGCCGAACACTTGGCAGACGCCATCCGCGCAAGGAGCACGACATGACTTTCAAGTGCCCAGACAAGTACCGCGTGCTGGTGCCTGGCTATCCGGCAGGCGACGAGCACAACGGCTGCTTCATCGTGCCGCTGAAGCACCAGCAGAAGCTGCGTGTCATTGCCAGCAATGGCCTGGGATGGGAGCATGTCAGCGTGAGCCGCAAAGACCGCTGCCCGACCTGGGACGAGATGTGCCAGGTCAAGGCGATGTTCTGGGACGAGGACGACTGCGTCATCCAGTACCACCCACCGCGCAGCGAGTACGTCAACAACCACCAGAACTGCCTGCACCTGTGGCGACCGATTGGCGTGTCGCTGCCAATGCCGCCCAGCATCATGGTTGGCATCAAGGACTGACGCCATGCTGAGAGACTACCAACAGCGAACCATCGACCAGCTTTATGCGTGGTTCGAGGCAGGCCACGCAGGCAATCCATGCCTGGTGCTGCCCACCGGGTCCGGCAAGAGCCACATCGTGGCCGCGCTCTGCAAAGACGCGCTGCAGAACTGGCCAGAGACTGTGGTGCTGATGCTGACGCATGTGAAGGAGTTGATCGAGCAGAACGCCGAGAAGATGCGCCAGCACTGGCCTGGCGCGCCGCTTGGCATCTACTCGGCCAGCATCGGCAAGAAGCAACTCGGTGAGCCGATCACATTCGCTGGCATTCAGTCCATCCGCACCAAGGCCAAGCAGATCGGCCACGTTGACCTGGTGATCATCGACGAGTGCCACCTGGTCAACCACAAGGACGAGGGTGGCTACCGCCAGTTTCTGGCCGACCTGAAAGCCATCAATCCTGCGCTGCGGGTCATAGGTCTCACCGCGACACCATACCGCCTTGGGCACGGCCTGATCACCGATAAGCCTGCGCTGTTCGATGACCTGATCGAGCCGGTCAGCATCGAGGAACTGGTGTTCAAAGGCTATCTGGCCACGCTGCGCAGCAAGGTCACCAGGGCCAAGCTGGACACCTCTGGCGTCCACAAGCGTGGTGGCGAGTTCATCGAGTCCGAACTGCAGGCCGCAGTCGACACCGACGACAACAATCAGAAGGTGGTGCGCGAGGTCATCGAATTGGCCGGGGACCGTAAGGCGTGGCTGGTGTTCTGCACAGGCGTCAAGCACGCCCAGCACGTGGCCGAAGTCCTGCGCCAGCATGGCGTGACGGCTGAGTGCGTGACAGGCGAAACGCCGAAGAAGGAGCGCGAGTACCTGCTGACCGAGTTCAAAGCAGGCCGCATCCGAGCGCTCACCAACGCCAACGTGCTGACCACCGGCTTCGACTACCCTGACATTGACCTGATCGCCATGCTTCGCCCAACCATGTCGGCCAGCCTGTACGTGCAGATGGCAGGCCGGGGCATGCGGGTCAAGAGCCACACCGACCACTGCCTGGTGCTGGACTTCGCCGGGGTGGTGGCCACGCATGGGCCGATCACGGCCGTGCAGCCGCCCAAGAAGGCAGGCGACGGCAACGGGGAAGCGCCGGTCAAGGTCTGCGACAACTGCGGAGAGTTGTGCGCCATCGCGGTGGCCACATGCCCGGCCTGCGGCCATCCTTTCCCAGAGCCGGAGCGCAAGAAGCTGGAGCTGCGCAACGACGACATCATGGGCCTGGAAGGCAGCGACCTGGAGGTCACTTCCTGGAGCTGGCGCAAGCACGTCAGCCGCGCATCAGGCAAGGAGATGCTGTCCTGCACCTACTATGGCAGTCTGTCGGACAAGCCCATCACCGAGTACCTGCCGGTGCTGCATGAAGGATATGCCGGCCAGCGTGCGCTGCAGCAGCTCTTCACGATGGCCAATGCTGCTGGCGCGCATCTGGCTGATGCAGTCAAGATGGAAGGCAGCGAAGGCCTGGAGTACCTGGCCGCGCAGATGAGCAGCAGCAGGCCGCCAAAGGCCATCGAGTACCGCATGGATGGGAAGTTTCACCGAGTCATCAAAAGGAGTTGGACATGAGCTGGTCAGAGATTGAAATGAAGGTCATCAGGTGGGCCGAGGACAGGCGCATCATTCCCAATGGCACGCCTGTGAGCCAGTTGCTCAAGGCCGTGAGCGAGATGGGAGAGCTGGCCGATGCCGAAGGTAAGCGCGACCGTGCCGCCATCGAGGACGCTGTGGGTGATGTCCTAGTGTGCCTGATCAACTACTGCGCGCTGCGCGACCTGGACATGACGCGCTGCCTGGCCGGTGCCTATGAGCAGATCAAGGACCGTCGAGGCACGCTGATGCCTGATGGCACGTTTGTGAAGGCACAGGCATGACCACCAGACCACCAGAGCCAGAGTTCCTGATCCAGTGGCGCGAGTGGATGCGCGCCGGGCCGCCCAAGTGCTGCCATACCTGCGAGCACTACGGGATCGACGGCCTGTGCGTGGAGTTCTTCATGCGGCCGCCTGACGACTTTGCAGCCACTGTGGACGCCTGCGACAAGTGGGAATGGGAGATTCCGTTTTGATCACCGACCGCATACCCACCGAGCACGAGGAGCAGCGCGAGCTGGTGCGCTGGTTTCGGCAGACATGGCCAGGCGTGCGCATCCATGCCATCCCCAATGGTGGCGCGCGCAGCAAGGCCACCGCTGGCCGCCTGAAGGCCGAAGGCGTGGCCTCTGGCGTGCCCGACCTGTTTGTGCCGGCCTGGCGCTTGTGGGTCGAGATGAAGCGCGCCAAAGGTGGCAGCCTCAGCCCAGAGCAGAAGGACTGGATCAAATACTTGGAAGGTGTGGGATATTGGGTTATAGTGGGAAAAGGTGCGGATCATGCCAAGCAGCAGATCAGCGCTTTTTTCACCACCAACCAAGGAACCCAATGAGCACTCGCATCTACCTGGTCACCGATACGGAGACCAACAAGCACCGCCTGATCCGTGCAGGCAACCAGGCGCAGGCCATCAGGCATGCTGCCCAGACCCGATTCGACATCGAGGTGGCCGGTCAGGACGACCTGGTCAGCCTGCTGACGCATGGCGTGCCTGTCGAGCTGGCCACCGGCCAGGCCACCGCCGATATGTTCGAGGAGGCCGCAATGGTCAATGCTGGAGGGACTGACTGATGAAACGCTATGTCGGAACCAAAATCATCCACGCTGTTGATGAGAAGCACAGCGAATCTGGCCTTGAAGGTTACCGCGTGCGATATGCAGATGGCTACGAGTCATGGTCGCCAAAAGAAGCGTTCGAGGATGCCTACCGCGAATGTGATTCCATGACATTTGGCCTGGCGCTTGAGCTTCTTAAGAAAGGCATGCACGTTTGCCGCGCAGGCTGGAATGGCAAAGGCATGTGGCTGGAGTTGCAGCGTCCTGACGAGCACAGCAAGATGACGCTGCCTTACGTCTACCTGAACTACCCTGCAGACGCACAGAACACACCTGGCGCGCGTGTTCCTTGGCTGGCGAGTCAGACCGACATGCTGGCCGAAGACTGGAAAGTGGTGATCTGATGAAAGAGCCGACCACTTCCAAGTCGTCGGTTTCGGCCGTCAAGGACCGATACCTGACGATCCGCGTGCCGCCAGAGGTCGAGCTGGCGCTGCGCCGCCAGGCTGACGCTGACACCAGGACGCTGGCCGCCCAGGTGTTGCACTACATCAAGCAGGGACTGGCCAAGAGCCAGGAGGAGGCTGCCGCATGAAGCTGCGTCCTCGCCTTTCTGTGCAGTGGTTTCCTCGCCGCTGGCCATACTTCGCCATTGGATTTAACCGTGGCGAGTTCCACCTGTATCTGTGGATCGTCGAGATCGAGGTCTGGAGGTCGTACTGATGGCTGCAGACAGCCCAAACGACAAGCGCCACATCCTGGTGGCGATGCTGAGGCCTTCACCGATCAGCCTGGCCGCGTGCCAGGTCATCGGTGGGCCTCGGCCTCCGGCCGTCGCCGTGTTCTTTGACCGTGAGCAGGGCACTATCAGCCTGGTGGATGTGGTCGCGCCATGAAGAAGTCAGGTAAGCGCCGGCCTGTTGGCAGGCCGGTGACCTACACACACTGGGACGAGCTGATGGCCAGCGCCAGCGAGCCGCTGCCGCAAGAGCAGCGCACCTACCAGCTCACGCGCATGTACCAGGGGCTGCACGCCCTGGAGACGGCCGCGGAGCCTGGCAAAGAGGACTGGCGGGTCGTCAGCGATGCCGTCAACATGCTGGAGACCCTGGTGGTCGAGATGCAGGTCTGCGAGGACGCCAGTGGCCTGCTGATGGATGCCATCCGCGGCCTGGCAGTGGCCGGCCAGCGCCACAAGCGCGAAGGCAAACCCATCCGGCTGGACGGTCCTGGCATCCAGGCTGTGCGCACCGTCCTGGCCAACTATGCCGAGCTGCTGGACATGCTGCCGGCACGCACCATGATCAGGTGCCACCGCCTGACCGAGAAGCGCATCCACGCCATTCTGGATGGCCGCAAGCGGCCGCACGATGTGGAGATTGTCTAGGGGTTTTCACTTACTTGCGTGCATCGTGGGAAATCGTGGTAAGATGTGGCCATCGCAACCAACCAGCAAGGAGCTGACCGTGAATGCAACCACCACCACCAAGCAAGTCAACCAGCAAGCCGTCTACGGCTGCAACATCGAGGACTTCGTCGACAACGTCTTCGAGTCCATCACCTACCAAGCCTGTGGCGTCAACATGGTTGTGTCTGGCCTGATGTCTGATGCCCAAGAGCAGATGGCGCATGGCGATGTCGAAGGCGCACGCCAGACACTGAATCGTGCCAAGTACCTGATGTCGCAGACGATGCAAGGCAAGCTGATGGCCGTGCGTGGCGTCTGATCAACCAGCGCCCTCCGGGGCGCTTCAACAACCACCAAGGAGAACACCATGAACAAGACCCAGAAGCGCGAGATCGAGAAGGCGCGCGACTTCCACAGCCTTGGCCACTACGAGACGGCCGCGCGCATCCTGTCCACCTGCCAGCGCTGCTCCATGACCAAGCGCGACCAGCAGGCCATCATCGAAGTGGCGCAGGAGCTGGACCTGATGCGCTTCATGCGCATCGAGAACGGCTGCCTCGTGACCGACTGAAGGAGACCACCATGCAACTCAAGCGCTACCACGTCATCCTGGGCCTGATCGGCCTGGTGATCGCAATGGGCATCGTCGGCCAGTCCGACTTCGAGGAGGCAGAGCGCCAGCAGGCCGAATACTGCGAGATGGTCAAGCTGTGGAAGCAGACCAAAGGCCAGGCCGGCTGGCCTGCCTACAACGGTGAAGGCATGTGCCGGTGAGCTGCAATCAGAACTGCCGCCAGGGCCGGTCCTGCAACTGCGCAGGTTGGCATGTGGTGCCGCTGCATGACCTGCGCGAGCACGAGGTCAATGGCTCGTGCTGGTGTAAGCCCACGCTGGACGAAAGCGTCTGGCTGCACCATTCGATGGATGGCCGGGAGGCCTTTGAGACTGGCGAGCGCCAGCCGTCTTGATCAGCGCTTGAGCGCGCCTGCAATGCTCGGTGCGATCTTTTCGACGCTGCGGCCGACCACATAGCCGCCCAGGCCGAACTCGATGATCGACCACAGCTTGAGGTACTCGGCCTCGCTGAGGTTCGGAGCCACCCAGCCCATCCACCTGGCCACGATCAGTGCCGTGAACGTGATCATGGTCAATGGCCGCCAGTTGGCTGCCAGCCAGTGCGTGCTGGCCGCTTCGGTCTGGATGATCTTGGCCGCCGCCTGCTCGATCTCGCCCTGGTGCTCCAGGAGCTGCCGCAAGGCCTCTGCTTCGGCCTTGGCGCGTTCCGCAGGGTCTGGGAATAGGTTGGCCACCACCTTGCCGACAATCGGTGCCAGGGCTGGTATCAGGGCTTGAATCATGGGTATTTCCTCCGGTCCAGCTCAAAGTGGGGGCCGTCCTTGAATGTGCGCCAGTCACCACCCCAGACGATGGCCACGTCCAGCTCCTTGGCAGCCTCTTTCATGGCCGCCGCGATCTTGTGATACAGCGGCCAATCCCAGCGCACCTCCTCATCGATCCATGCGCCAAGATCGACAGCGTGGCCGGTGATGTGGCGTGAGTTGAGCGTCTGACTGGCACCTGCCTCGACCAGCTTCTTCTGGCGCAGTGGATCGCGCAGACCCTCCAGCACCGTGAAGTCCACCGTGGTGATCTCGATGG